ATACTCCGAGACATACACAAAAAAAGTGAAACCGGTTCCGATGAATAAACGCTTCATGAAAACGCCAGCTAAGATTGCGGTATATTTTAAGGATATGTTACGCCGTATTAAATCGATGAAACTTCCGACCGATTCACATCTCAAGGCGATTGAGGATGATATTGTCGCACTCATTCATAAAACCATTTACATGCTCAAACTCAAATAAATTTCCAGTCATATACTAAATGAAGAACACGACGAAACTTCAGATAGGTCTGGCTGTGCTCGCGGTCATCGTAGCATACATGTGGTTCAATCCACGAGTCGTGAAGGTTGAATCGAAACCAGAACTTCCCATTCCACCTCGACCCACCGCTGTGCGACGCGATCCTGAGTATCGAGGTCCACCGATAAAAAAGTATAAGCCTGGGCAGATGCAACAGATGGGTATTCTTACTGGGCCGGGTGAAGTCACGATGCCATTATACGGTAAGGAAGTCACAGGAAGGCGTGACAGGTATCATTACTACACGACGACACCTGGTCAACAAATATATCCAGTTCCGGTGAGTCACAACGCACGTGACTGTATGGAAGATATAGGATGTCAAGAACTCTATGGGAATGAAACAGTCTCAGTGACAGGTAAAACTGGTTCATTCAAGGTGAAGATGTACCGGACGGATAACTTTTTTTAAACTTTGGCAATCTTTCGTCCCTGCCCGACGAGCTTACTACTCGAACAACAGGAACAACAGAATAGGAGTAACATTGTGGGATAAAAGGGTGCAGGCATCGGAAACGGGAATGTTTCACTCCAGAAACGATATCCCATGTATAACATCGCGAGTGAGCATATACAACTACAGAGCATAGAGGCTGCTGACATTGGCTTAGGTTTACCCTTCGAACTCATGTCAGGAATCGGGCTTACAAAGAACCACAGGGACGACAGCGCTTGGCCCATTGTTTACTTTACCCTGAGAAAATTAATAGGTTTTGATACCAGTCAGGCCATGTAGAGTGTATTGAATTACGCGGAGTGCACCCGAGAATGCTGAACAGGCGCACAGTGCCATACCAGCAGTGACCATGGCGGTTTGCTCTTCCATGTTTTGTAACATCATCAAGATGAAAATGTTTAGGAGTAGACTCGAAGACGTAGACGATGCCATCGGCAACGCAGATTTCCTAGACATTTTGTTATACAGTATTAACAGAAATTATTCTCCTGAATGATGTCATATTCTCGGTGATGAAGATTTGTACCAGTACGTAACCTAGACTTGATCTGTATGAGTTCCTTGATGGTATCATCAGCAAGATTTTTGAAAAAGTCCATCTTCGCCTCCATGTCATCCAATTCGTGATGTTCTTTCCGGGCTTGTACGTACGGCCATGTGTGCTTTCTGAGGGATGCAACTTCATCTTCTAATTGTCGGATACGTGGGAGGAGTACCTTATTGATCATCATCTTCAATTCAATCACATCACTCATCTTGAGTATACGGAGTTTGTCTTCTTTAAATTTTATGATAGCCTATAGTAATATGCAGTATAAGGAACTGAAAGAAAAGGCGAAGAAAATGGGTCTACGTGTCACGAAGGACGTGCGTGGTAAACGTGTCAAACTCACGGCGAGGGAACTTCGTTCGAAACTCAGGATGAATTTTGAAAATAGCGTCAAAAATGCTCAGCAGGTGATTCGACTTTGTAAGACAATCGTCGTTCCCGCTTCGTCCGTACCGGCACCACCCCGCACCGGTGGTGGTCCCCCACCTCCGCCACCACCACCTCCTTCCCAGCCACCCAGGAAACCGGTCATAAATTCGACCCGCGCTAAACTCATGGCTGAATTGAAAGCCAACCTGAAAAAACGAGGACTCAAAAAATAATCTCATCGATTAGTATAAGCACGATCATGGATAATTCCCAGTCCAAGAATAACAAGCCCGCCAACAACGCGAAGCCCGCCAACAACGCGAAGCCCAACAATGGTAACGCGAAGCCCGCCAACAACGCGAAGCCCAACAATGGTAACGCGAACAAGCCGGCCAACAACGCGAAGCCCGCGAACAACGCGAACAAGCCTGCCAACAACGCGAAGCCCGCGAACAACGCGAACAAGCCGGCCAACAACGCGAAGCCCAACAATGGTAACGCGAACAAGCCCGCCAACAACAAGCCCGCGAACAACAAGCCCAACAACGGCAACAACAAGCCCGCGAACAACAAGCCCAACAACGGCAACAACAAGCCTGCCAACAACGCGAACAAGCCTGCCAACAACAAGCCTGCCAACAACGCGAACAAGCCTGCCAACAACAAGCCCAACAACGGCAACAACAAGAAGCCCAACAACAACGGTCTCAACAACGGTGCCAAGAAGCTCCGTGAGCTCGCCCTTAAGCTCGCCACCAACGCGATTAACAAGGCTCGTCAGCAGATGCCCAACAACGCTTAAAACTATCTGCGTTAAATAGATAATGAACCTGGTACGAGTAAAACAGAGTTTGATCAACTGGAATGACGCAAAAGTCTACGATGTAATCAAACAGTATACATCAGAAACTGACATGGATGAGAAATTCGTAAAGCTCTATCTGGGTGAAGAACTTTACGAACGTCTTGAATTGGTGACACGATTTGTGAGACAAGTCGAATCACTTAAACGATCTGTATGTTGAATCGTTTCTTCATGAATGTTTTAACACCTCGCACATCAGGAAAACTCCAGAGGTACCAACGTGACCAGAACCCGGCCCCGTTGATACCACTCAATTTCCAATCTTCTTTATCACTCCGGTTTATGTTCAACATCATGTTTTGAATTTTTGATGGGTCTCTCTCTGCTATGATACGTCTGGGTATTTGACCTCCGTGACGTAACACGTACGATCGCATACGGGAGGGTGTCTTGTGCTTGGTATAATCCGAATACCCTCTCGCACCAAAATCGACAGTCTTACCGTTTTCTAAAATCGCCCTGAACTTCTTCTTAGGGTCAGGGCTACGAACAATTTTGACGCGCATACTTAATATGTGTCAATATTTTACTTACCGCAACCACAACCACCGGCGCAGTAGTTCTCAGTCTTGTCACCGGGGAGAAGGAAAAGCTTCTCGGGACCACGCTGGACGCGGTAGAGGTGGTCATACATGTGAAGAAGGCCGATGGTGAGCGCGAGCGTCGCGACGACGACACCCTTCACCTTACGCGCCATGAACGCATACGCGACGATGACCGCGGCGATGATCATCTGAACGATGGTAAGCTGAGGAATGGCAGGCATCGTGAAACGATCCTTCATTTCCTTAGTCTCAGTGGTGGGAGCAGGGGCATACTTTTCCATGGTCTTGCCGTATACGGGCATGTTTATTATCTACTGAGAAAATAATGTGGTACCTGGTGGTTGTTCCACTTCTTCTCGTGGGTCACGACTATTTCAAGGCACCCATCGATAACCTGTACTTTCAAAATTGGAAACGACCATTCATAGGTATGCGAAATACTGTGGTTGACATATTGATGCATACCCCCAAATATTCCGTATGGCAATTCAAAGGACTTCATTTGATACAGGCACACTACCGTGATATTCGAAAGGAGTTTGAGGCGGTATCGAAGACGTTGAAAAAAACCATGTATCATGACCTCGATCCATGGTTTCAAAAGAATGATGCGTACTACAGATATACGTTTGACCAGTTTCCAAATTTGAAAAGTCTCGTTAAACAGATTCCGTGTATACACGAAGAGACGGCTTCGTTCGCCGTCATGGATGGTCCGATGATTATACCACCACACAGAGCGGAGACGAACGCGTTACTCCGGTATCATCTTACGATCATGGGTGATGGTGATTGTACCCTGTACACAGAGATGGGTCCTCATATTCATACCGAAGGTGAAGCGTTCATTTTCGATCATTCGAGGTACCATGAAGTTATTAAGACGGGGTCGGGTAAACGTGTCGTGCTCATACTTGATGTCAAAAGATTTTAGCAGTCTATTGTATGAGGTTACTACTGCTACTGTTATTCCTCTTGTTGATACCATTTCTCATAAATTTGTGGAATGGGTATCTCAAGCCAGCGCAGAGTGGGAAGTTTAAGGAGCTAGACTGTTCTCAAATTTCAAACAGTCTCAATCCTTACGTGAACGATATCATACACGTCGCACAAGAACGTGGTAACAAGTCATCTTCGAGTATTGTCGAGGGGTACAAGATCAAACGATGTACCATCAGGGAAAACCTCCCACAGGTGTTTAAGATTATCGAGGAGTACGTGTCCACGGTCCGGGGTAACAAAGTAAAACCCGCTGATTGTGAACGCGAACAGTATTGTTGGTTTTTGAGACTGTATAATCAGAGTGGACACTACATCGATTGGCACTTTGATAACAATTTTACGAGTGGTGCAAGAAAGACATACGTGTGCAACATATACACGAGTCCCGGTAACACGTCACACCTCATGACCAAGGACCGATACGATAAAGTAAAAATAAACGAGACGAAGGCGGGTAAAGGTGTTCTCTATAACGGGAGTGAAGTGAAACACTCGGTATCGAAACAGACGGACGGGTGTACCCGCATATCGTTGATCATACCACTATACGAAAACGATTCCGTGACTATGTTCGGGTGGTTTCGTAGATTGGCACGTAATGTGTCTGACAACGTATTCAAATTATAGGTGTTCGCGACATACCGCTATGTACATATCACTTCCACCGATGAGTTCGAGGGTTTTGTCGTCGACGATCCTCTTGGTAAACGGACCGGGCGTTCCGTCGTTACATCGCATACACAGTGCAGACAACTTGGTCACATCACATGCTATGGGAACACAGTCTAAAAGTTCTCCGAATTTGCACTGAAATGAGTCGGCGTCGAGACCCGCCATAATAACAGACTTGTTCACGTGTAGACAACAGTCGACAAACTTCCTGAGACGCGGAAAAAACTGAGCTTCATCGATAGCGACTATATCAGCCTTATCAAATTCGGGATTGTTGAGTATGTCGAAAAGATCATACACTTTTAGACAGTTGAACTTTACGTTGTCGTGCGTTTTTAAAACCTCGTCAGGTGAGCGAGTATCCTTGGCTGAGTTCACGACAAGTATATTTTTGCCTATGACTTTCAAACGCTTAAGTCGTCTGATGAGCTCAGACGTTTTACCCGAAAACATATTTCCCATAATAATTGACAAACCCATCTCGCTGATTATTATAATCTTGTATTTTTTATATGGGTGACATTCACAGGGCGGTCTTCAAT